AATTGCCACGTACATGGCATCACATCAAACCTTTAATTGAGAAAGCACTAGCACATAGTCTCGGTGAGCGGCTAGCATCAGACATGCTCGAAGACTTAATGAACGATCAGCTCTGGTTGCTAGCAGGCATCGACGAACAAGGGGACTTGGCTGGAGTAATAGTAGCTGAAGAGATTGTACACGCTCAAAAGAAAGAGCTGTATGTACATGCTTGGGCTACTCAGACTGGCTATGGCTACGACGAGTGGGCTGATCTATTTGAACAGTCACTGTTTGATATAGCATATGACACAGGCTGTCACTATATATCTACAATGTGTCGTAAAGGATTAGCTAGAAAAATGGTAAGAAATCATGGATGGAATGAATCATATTCTGTCGTAAGTAAACCCGTACCAATGGAGTAAATAAATGGGTGGAGGAAAAGGCGGCGGCGGCAAAAGCAGCGGCGGCGGTAATAAGAGAAGAAGAAGCTTGAACCCCAATGCAGGCGATGACGGTGCGGGAAGTGCCTATAGTCAATCGCCTGCACAGAAAAGATTTAAGCAACGTGAATCACAAGGCTTAAGCGGACTGACTGGACGAGAGAAAGGTACAAAATCTTCAGGACCGAATAGTACCCTAGGAAAATACAGACAGTACCAGCAAGATAGCATACGTGCCAATGCTGGCAACCAAGAAGCAGCAAAAAGACTAGCAGAATCAAATCAGAAAGTAGCAGATATAAGAGCAAAGAACCTTGCTACTGGTACAGATCTTGGAGTAACAACACAACAAAACGTTAGTCAGGCGTCAAGTAATCTGGGAATATATAATAATTATGAGGGGCAGATAGCTGGCAAGTTCGCTACAACATTAGCAGATACATTTGCTAACCCTAAGTACATGTATCAAGGAAACATGGCTGGCAGAATACCCGGTCTTAGTAATTACTTCTCTCCCGATGTAGGAACCGGCATGCCATACATGAAAGGTGGTAAGCTGAGAGGTATACCTTTTACAGGTGGAGATAAAACAGGCTCACTTACGAGATTTAGAGTTCCAGACGGTGCAAAGTTAAGCAGAAGTCCTTTAGGTGTACGACAGTATAAACTTAACCCAGCACAGATGAAGAGTCTAGGTATAGGTGTAACTGATGATGCTTCTAAATTTGCAGCTAAAGGACTTAGTAAGTTTGGACTCAGAGCAATACCATTTGTTGGAGCTGTACCTAGTCTTGTTGATGCAGGCGTACGACTTAAAAACAAAGACTATATGGGAGCTGGCTTATCAACACTGTCTGCTGTACCCGGTAAAATAGGTTGGGCTAGCCTTGCAGGCTTGGCAGCTCATGATATAAATAAATCTCTGAACGTAGGTGGTACAAATGAAGCTGCAACACAAGCCGGTGGATTAAACATTGGTAACGTAGAAGCCGGAGCTACCTCCGAAGAAGGAAGAAACGCAAGAAGCATTAAATCTAAAGCATTAGGAGTTCTTGACAGTTTCACAAGTGATGCTTTTGATTTTGATGGGTTAGGTAAAGACAAAATGCCTGACAGTATGAAAGGTGTAGTCAACATTGCTGGTGCACTTCAGCAAAATCCTATCGGTCAAACCAAGGATACATTCAAAGCAATCATGGACTTGAATCAGAAAGCTACACCCGGTGATACTGCGGCAATAAAAAAAGAAATGAAAGATTTTACCCAGAATCTTGGTAAAGAAGGTAGCCAATGGGAAACACTTAATAGAGGTCTAAAAGCTTTCTTTACTGACGACCCAAACATTAAAGGGTTTGGAGAGTTTGGTCAAGATTTAAGACACACATTTACACCCGGATCACCCGTCCTATCACCACGAGAGATAGGTGGAAAAGATAGTACTTTTATTGAAAAGATAGGTAAAGGTATAATAGGTGGGGATCTAACAAAGCTAGTAACAGAAGGTGATAAATCAGCTGGAATTGAAGCTGGCTCAACACGTAACATCGGAGATCTAGTCAAGCTTGGATTCAAGATCAACGAGAATATAAAAGATCCACTAAGTATTAGTGGTAAAGCTTCTCGAAATATACAAAAACTTACTGGACAAGGAACTCAAGCACCTACAATTCGTACCATCTTATCCTCAAAAGGAGGAGGAGGAAACCGTGGTGGGTTACGATCGTTACCTCAAAGTGGTGGGAATCAACCTTTACCTCTACCTATACTTGAAGAGCAACCTAAACCTATAACACAGACAGGAACAGATAATAGAGAACTTCAAAACTTACAACAACAATCATATCTAAACACATTAATGATGATACAAAATGATCCTCGCTTTATATATGCCAGAGGAACACCCAGATCATTTAGTCGATCATTTAATAGACGTTACTTTTAATTAATCATGACAGCAAAATCTAGGTATGATAATTTATCAAGTGATCGTTCCCAGTTTCTAACAGAAGCGGAAGACGCAACTAAACTTACACTACCATATCTTATTCGAGGACACGAAGATTACTCAAAAGGTATGAAACAACTGAAGACACCTTGGCAGTCCGTGGGGGCTAAAGGAGTTGTAGCGTTAGCATCAAAGCTATCTCTATCTCTCGTCCCTCCACAGACAAGCTTCTTTAAGCTACAGCTAGATGAGTCTCAGTTAGGACAGGAGTTTGGTCCGGAAATAAAATCAGAACTTGACTTATCCTTTGCAAAGATAGAGCGTACAATACTCGAAGCTATCGCTGCATCAGATGACCGTGTAGTAATACACCAAGCATTACAACATCTAGTTGTAGGTGGTAATGCTCTTATCTTTATGGGCAAGGCAGGACTGAAGCTATATCCTCTTAACCGCTACGTGATAGAACGAGATGGCAACGGCGACGTGATTGAAATTATCACAAAAGAAAGTATTAATAAAGATCTCATTCCAAACTACGATGAGATTAAACCAAACGTACCATACAATCAAGATGAAGACGAGGACGGAGAAGAATGTGATGTTTACACACACGTCAAACGTGACAACAACAGATTTGTATGGCATCAAGAAGTCCACGATAAAGTACTACCCAACTCACAGGGTAAATCACCGGTTGACAGCACACCATGGCTACCACTCCGATTCAATACAGTAGACGGAGAAGCTTATGGTCGTGGTAGAGTCGGTCAATTTATAGGAGATCTGAAGTCTTTAGAAGCATTGTCTCAGGCCATCGTAGAAGGCTCTGCAGCAGCTGCTAAAGTTGTTTTTGTAGTATCACCCTCAAGCACTACCAAACCACAGACTCTTGCGACTGCAGGCAACGGAGCGATCGTTCAAGGACGACCCGATGATATAGGTGTAGTACAGGTTGGAAAGACAGCTGATTTTGCTACGGCATTACAGCACATGCAGACCCTCGAGAAGCGGTTGAACGAAGCGTTCCTAATCCTGTCAGTTCGGCAGTCAGAACGTACAACAGCTGAAGAGGTACGTATGACACAGATGGAACTCGAACAACAATTGGGTGGACTCTTTGGGCTCCTGACTGTAGAGTTCCTCGTACCTTACCTCAATAGAAAACTTAGTATCTTCCAGAAGACAGGAGAGATTCCACGTATACCCAAAGGTATGGTGAAACCTATCATCGTAGCTGGTATAAATAGTCTAGGTAGAGGACAAGATGTACAAGCATTAGGTGGCTTCCTACAAACTATTGCACAAACAATGGGACCAGAAGCTATCACTACATATATTAATCCGGAAGAGGTTATCAAAAGACTTGCAGCAGCACAAGGTATTGATGTATTAAATCTAGTTAGATCAATGCAAGAAGTACAACAAGAAGAGCAGCAAGCAATCGAACAGGAAGCTGAAATGGAAGCACTCAGAGCTACTCCAAATCTCATGAAAGCTCCTGTCTTTGACCCTAGCAAGAATCCGGAAGCAGCACAATTAACACAACAACCACCACAATAATATGGCAGAAACATTAACAATGGAAAGCCAGCCAGAAGTCACTAGCGTTGACAGTCTCTCTGCTGAAGAACAAGATTCTTTAAAAGTTGGAGAGGAAATGCAAGAGGCTCAGGACAATCTACTGGCCGGTAAATATAAGAACGCAGAAGAATTAGAAAAAGGATATTTAGAACTTCAACAGAAACTAAGTAAGACTGAACAACCAGAGAAAACTACTGAAGAGGAAGCTAGCGAAGAACCACCAGCTGAAACTAGCATTCTTGATACCTTATGGGAAGAAGCTACATCTGGTAAAGAGTATAGTAAAGAGACTCTCGAAAAATTAGAGAGTATGAGTGCTACAGAATTAGCACAGTTATACTTAGATGAAAGACAAAAAGGTAATGATGCACCATCAGCAGAGACACGAGACTTTACCGAGTCTGACATACAACAACTAAAAGGTATTGTTGGTGGTGAAAAGAACTACGAGAACATGCTTAAGTGGGCTCAGGGTAGTTTAAATAAACAAGAGATAGACATGTTTGATGCAGTTATGCAACGTGGTGATCCACTTGCTGCATTCTTTGCTGTTCGTTCTCTTGCTTATGCATACAATGATGCAGTAGGATACGACGGTAATATGGTACAAGGTAAAGCACCCAAACAAAGCAACGATCAATTCCGTAGCCAAGCAGAAGTTGTAAAGGCTATGTCCGATCCACGCTACGACAACGACCCAGCATATCGTAAAGATGTGATGGATAAACTCACACGATCTCCAAACGTAAATTTCTAATGCCAAAAGTAAACGGAAAAAAATTCCCCTACACAGCAGCAGGGAAGAAAGCAGCAAAAACAGCTGCTAAAAAAACTGGAAAAAAAATTAAGAAGTACTAGCTATGGCTAATATGAATACTCTTCACGAACAACACCAGTTTAATATTTTAACTGGTGGCGAACCCGGCCTTCTTGTAAATGGTGGTTGGAATATGGGTGGTGGTGGAGGAGGTGCTCCTAATAGACCTACACCCGGCTGGGATAAAGGCTGGCCTCCAAAACCTAAACCTCAACCAGCACCTAAACCTAATATGACTATAGCTCACCATACAGGTGGTAAACATTTTACTGAACCTACTGGACCTGAGTTAATTCAAGATGTTCTGAATGATCCAACGTTAGATGAGTCCGATTACGAACGCATCTTAGGACCAGATTATAATAATAAAATTCAGCAGTATCAACAACAAAGTATGCTAATCTCTGGTGTACCATATACTGGAGGTGGATGGATGCTAAACAATGGAGGTTTTGTAAACTCAGCTGGTGAGGCCTTTAGACAAAATCGTGATGGAAGTTTTGACTATCTCGGTCCGTATACCGAAGACAGGTTTGGACCGCTTATCCCCGGCGGAGGACCTAACATAGACTTAGCTTCTCACGACAAACCACAATTCAAGTCAGTACCAGCAACAGGTCCACGTGGTGATACGATGGCTCCAGACTGGTTGATCGACCATATGAACAGGAAAGATGAAAACCTATTGCAGATACAAAAGAGGCTTAGAGTTTAATGTACAGCCGGCGACCCGAATCGTATCGTCCTCGCCATATGTACTACCCCTAACGGACTCATGATTACTACCGAATACGGTAAACAAAATATTTTTCCTAACGAAACTCCAGCGAGAGTTATTACTAATTACCCTACTAACACCAATCCTATTATGACAAACGAAGCAGAAAGATTTAACGGCTGGGCAGCGATGCTCGGTTTCGTAGCAGCTATCGGTGCATA